CATTAATTATTGCAGATGAAATGCAAAATGCAACACCAAATCAAATGAAAATGTTATTAACACGTATAGGTGAAGGCAGTCGTATCATTGTCACAGGAGATGTCCGTCAAACTGACAGAACAGAAGGTGAAAATGGTTTGTTAGATTTTAACAAGTTGATTAACCAATTCCGCAACAGTAATCACGTTGGCACCGTAGAATTTAATGGTAATGATATTGAACGCCATCCAGCAGTAGAGGAGATTTTAAGAATTTACGGCGATATCAAATAGTTTTACGGCTCAATAATTTCAATAAACGCCAGTTAAGATAAGCGTCCTTTACAGAATCATTTTCGTGTTGGGTGTCTTTTGCCCAACTTGTTTCTTGTATCCACCCGCCATTCTTGCCTTGTGCCTTATATATTGCCCATGCTTCTGGTAGATACTGTTCATACCAAGTATCTTCGCCCATGTCGTTTCGGGTCATGCCAAAAAAAGCATTACCATCCAGTATAGCAACTACTTCTGCTATTGGACGCAATAAATCTTTTTCTTTTTGTGTAAATTTTTTCTTTTTAGATTGTTTTCCACCGTAGTTGTTCCAAAACCAATTTAAGAATGATTGTGGACTTTCTGGATCAATACTCATTATAGTTCAGCTAACTCGCAGAATGTCGCACTTAAATTAATTTCAGCATCAGCAACCATACTGTGATTTACTAATCCATTGCGAATAATAATGATTGCACGGTCTTGTGCTTCATCGCTACTTGCAAACAAATCAAGATTATCATACATCCAACGAAACACTTCTTCCATTTCATCAGGACGAACTTGACTACAAATCAACTTACGTGCTTCACGAATCTTTTTAGCCTTAAAGAGTTCTACTGCTTGTAATCTATAATCACTGCTACTTTGTGAACTTGTTGCAGCATTTTGTAGTGTGCCGCCGTTACTACCACTTTGCAGTGCATTAATACATTTGCGAAGGTCTGGATAATGTGCACTTACATAAGTGTCAAGCACATCTAAATCAAAGTTTACATTTTCTTCAACAAGAATAGTTGCTGTTCTTGCGGTAAACTCTGTTTTATCAAGTTTCTCAATATGGAAACCTTGACAACGACTATGCAATGCAGGAATAATCTTATTAGGATAGTTGCAAGTCATAATAAAACGTGCAGTGCTGCTGTAAGTCTCCATCAACCCACGCAACACTGCTTGTGCGTTAGGTGACAGATAATCTGCCTCATCCAACAACACTACTTTAAAATCGCCAAACGGCATTGTGGACACAAATCCTTCAATGCGGTCACGAATAAAATCAACACCATTGTCTCGTGAGGCATTGATTTGCATTACATCATAATCTTCTACACCAAGGTCAGCAATAAGCACTTTAGCAAGCGTGGTCTTACCTGTGCCTGGACCACCACTAAACAGCAAGTGTGGAATATTTCGTTCACTTACCCACTGACGAACTTGTTGCTGTTGTGAATCATCACGCCATACATAATCATTTACCGTTTTGGGACGGTATTTTTCTGTCCAAAGATAATTTGTAATCATAGTTACACTTTACTATATTTGTGAAAAACTGTCAAATATAATCGCCAAAGGTCAAATCTTCCTTTGGTGGTTCGTCACTGGAAAGTAGTATATCTTTTGGATCAACAAGACGAACTGTAGTTGTTTCACCATTTTCGTCAGTCATATCCAAACCACGTGTCCAACGACCATGTGCTACAAGAATATATTCACCTGGCTTTACATCTTCTTGTAATCTACCAACTGCTACAACTTGTGCCCAACGTGGACGAATGCCTTGACCTTTTTTATCATCGTCAATGATAATAATACCACCAACTGTCATACGTTCACCAAACTCCATATCTTTTACAAGAACATTGTTTTTGGTAGGCGTAATTTTTCGATAATCTTCACGAACATGGTGAAGACTGCTTTTTGCTTTGTTGAGTTTTGTCATATTCTACGTCTCTGGTTTCTTAAACGTTCTGCTAATTCTGCACTACGTGCTTGTGCATCATTTACACCACCAGTTGTTGGTGCTGGTGTAGTTGGATTTACTGGTGTTGAATTACTTTGAGATTGTTCTATAGTGTCATATGTATCTGGTGTTTCAAATATATCAGCTACAGCGGCTGCATTTACTTCATCTACGTTATTGTAGACAGGTGCATCAGTAAGTTTATTACCTTTTTGTGAATTATAATAATTTTTCATTCGCTGATCTCTTGTTTCTACAATTTGTCCACCTGGTCCAAGTATATCCCCACGAGCATTTTGACGGCTGTTACCTACAGCAATTGTTCTTTCTTGTTGAATCTTTAGAGCGTTAATATCTAAAAATCTACCATTTGCAGTGCGATGCATTGTTACTCCTTGCGTTATTTAACGCATAAATTCTTCAAAGTTTAAATTATGTTTCAAACTATGTATACGATGAATACCTATCAAATATAAAACGAAACTTGATACGCTACTACCGCGACCAACACCCCATACTATATTATTTTGCTTCATCGTGTCAACAAGATATTTAAGATATTGAAGTAGTGGTAGTAAATTACGTTCTGCATATACAAGTAATTCTTGACCAGCACGTTGTAATTCATTTTGGTCAGCACAGCGATCTAATACCCACTTAGCAATATCTAAATCATAATATTCCTGTGGCATCCAATATGTTTCACAATTTTTTTTATGAAATTGTTCAACAGAACACGTTAATTGTTCAAGTTTTTGTAGCGGTTTCCAATCAAGATAAAGTGATTTAATACCATTATTATATTTTTCTGGATCAACAATAGGTATATCAATAAGTTCTTGTTGTGGATTAAGATACAACAAGTCTGCCAATTCACTATCAGTTATTATTGAACGTGAATATGTGTCAGTTCTTGTCACCTTTGATTACCTCTGGCTTCCAATTTTTCTTAAGAGGAATAACATTACTTTCTTGTTTTTTATTCTTTTTAGTTTTTGTTTCTTCTTCTTGATCCCACTGTAACCACTCTGGCCAATCCGCTTCGTGATATTCCATAACATGTTTTCCTTGTTTTTTATACAGAACATCATATGTAGTAGGCGTAGAACGAAACCACCAAGCAGGTTTATTCCAATTCTTCATATCCATTTCAGCAATTAAATCATCTTCAGTTGCCATATCATGATCAACATTAATAGAAATATTATCGCTTTTATCACAACCAAAACTAACACCTGTAAGTGTAATACGACCTTGTGTCATGCTTAAAATCTTATACCAAGTTGCTACGCCAATGCTATAATTTGTTGGTGCAAATGGTAGTGTGACGATTTTATTATCAAACTTTTTATGGAGTAAAGGCAGTGTAGGATTGCCTAACCATATAAAAACAGCATCTTGATAAAGGTCTTTAATCAAGTGTCTAATGCGACCAAATGCAGTAGTCTGGTCATCACTTTGTGAAGTTTCATCATCAAAACTTATGCTTATATTAAAATTAACAGGGTCAAGAACATTATTGTAACAGGTTATTGCACTAAACTCTGCATTCCATGTAATTGTACTCATCCTACATCCAAACTATTTTTCATTATCGGATTTTGTTTTGCTGCTTCTGCTTCTGCACGATATCTTTTATTGATTTCGTCTTGATACATCGCCACAACGCCACGCATTTGATTAAGAACAGGTGCATTACCCATACGTGCAAGCCAAGCCATTTTTTTATGTAGATCATTTACTGTTTTAAGTAAATCATCCAAGGATTTTTTTGTTAAATCCTCAACAAGTGGATTCATTACAAATCACCGCTTTTACGATTTTCACTGTTCCAAGCATCAAACTTACCACCAGGATAACGTGATTCTAATTTTTTAACATTTTCATTAATTACATCATTTGGGTCAAGACCAAGTGCTGTGCAAGCATTAACCCAATACCACATAATATCACCAAGTTCACGTTTCATATGGAATACATTGTCTGCGTTAAGTGGTTTACCTTGAAAAAAAATTTTTTTAATAATTTCATTAAATTCACCACTTTCGGCACTTAATCCCATTGCTGCTGTTAATAGCAATGAAGGATGAACTAATGTTTTATCATCTTGGAATTGTGTTAATTGGTCAAACCTGTCTAAAAAAGCATAGTTATGCTTACTTTCGTTACTTGTAACTGCCGTAACAAATTCTTGATAAAGTTTAAGGTCAACCATTGATTTACTCCTAATATAATATAGTTATTAATATATCAGGAGTCAATATTATATTGTTCTAAACCAACTGCTTGCAGAATTAACGAAAGTAAATCCAATACCACTATTAGCACTTATAGTTGTAGTATTACCATTAATAGTATTACCTGCTACAAGAAATACATTGCTTACAGCAACATTGGCATTGATTTTAACTGTATGACCATCAATTGGATAGCTTGGAAATGTTACACGAACATTTGCTAAAGCACCAGCTGCGCCATTGTCTAATATAATTTTACTAACAACACTTACATTTGTAGTGCCAGCACCCGCATTAGAACCATTGCTTACATTTGAATATGTAAATTCTGTATTAATATGTGGACGGCTCAATTGTATTACAGTAATAGTAACACCAGCATCATCACTTATAAATTCATACCAATAATAACCACTACCACTTTGTGTGAAAGAAATAGTTCTTGTATTTTGGTTATATTCTTCAAGATAGCTTGAACCAAGAGTTACTGCACTTGGTAGTGTAACGGTATGACTACTACTTGCAACATAAAGTTTTAAGCGAATACGTCCAACTGTGCCTGCTGCTGGAAAGTTAGAAAACGCAATAGTAATTGCACCATTGGTTTGAACTTTATGATAATGTCCACGTGTGTGGTCAATTGTAACATTAGTGCTGATAATACCGTTATCGTATTCAGTTTCACGAAAATCTTGAATTTGTGCACTACTTAAAAGTGTGCCAGCCATATTGTTATTAAGGGTAGTTCCAGTAAGTGCACTTTTTACAATTGCTTTACTTTGCAAATCATCAATTTCACTTTGTGCATATGCAAAGTTATTTTTAATATTTGTAAAATTATCACGGAATCCCTGACTGTCATTATCGACGCCAGCTACTGGATATGAACCATTGATATTATTAGGATTAATGTTACTCATTTAATTTTTCCAACAACTATATTTATTTATGTAGCAGTTTCAATGATATTTTGTAATGGGAACTTCAAATAACTATCACTTTCAAATGGCAATTGATATTGGTCTTGATTATTAATAAACTTAGTATTTGTATCATCAAATGTAGTTGGTGATTTAAGTTGTAATGTTGCAAAATTTCCTTCTTCATATTTTGGAACAGTTTGTGCACCAACACCAATATTTGCACTACTATATTGCCAAGTTTCACCAGCTTTTGCACCAAACTGAACTACAACAACATCATTTAGTGCAATTTCTTGTTCAAAAGTAAGTGATACTGTTCTATTAACCACAGCTATTCGCCATACACCACCACGCTTGTTTACACTTGCTGTGCCAGCTTGAACTTGTGCATAGCCTGGTATTACACTTCCATCTTGATTCCAACCATCATTATATAAAATTGGAAATTCTGCAGGATCATAATTTTCTTGCGTGCTGAAAACTATTAATTTATCATTCCAATCACCACTTGCATCACCATCCATACCACCTATATCATTAATTTGTGCAATTGTAGCACCATCTACTTTGTCAAATGGTATGTCCAATGCATATGCAACTGTTGCTGCTGGTGTAACACTTAAAATATAACCAGTATCAAAAGTTGTATATTGTTTTGTAATAAAGAAACCAGTTGTAATGTCAAAATTAGCATCAAGATTATTATCAAAAATATATCTATCTGTAATAAATGGAACTAATTTAATATCTTGTGGAACGTTATTTTTAAGCAAATATAAAACACGTGGGCCTGTTCCAGCTTTTACGTATGCTAAAACAGCAGCTGTTTTAAAGCCTAAAATTCTGCCATCGTTTTGAATACTTGTTTCCCATTGTGGTAAAGTATTTGTATTTGTTTCACCAATAGCAACAATAAGATCATTATTCATAAGACTTAAATCATTTGGATACAATCTGCGACCATCTTGTATAAGAAAACTTGACTGTGGTATATTAGGTGTTAAAAAACCATTTACTTCTGTGTATGTTTTTGTATCTTCAATAAGGTCTACATATATTACATCATAAAGTGCGTTTCCATTTGCATCCGTAGCACGTGCATATTTGTAATCATCAAAATAAAATTTCTTATTATAATGTCTTGTTTGCATTGCATCTATGTAACTGCTTGCTTCACTGCTTGTTAAACCATAACCAACTAAAACTTTTAGATCAGTTTGCACACCCCAATATGGATCATTTGGACGATAGATATCATCATATTTAAAGTAATCTGTGTTACCCAAAATGTTAAGTAAAACATTTCTTTTATCAATATTTGGTAAACATACTAAGTACAAATTATCATATGGTTCATAAGTAACACTTCCTACCGTTAAGTTAAATGTTTTTTGTCCACTTATACTTTCACTATAATCAGTAGCATTTATAATCAAAGTAAAAGTTCTATCTATAGTAGTTTGAGCATCAGTAACACCATTTGTTGTATTATCCACATCAAATGTTGTTGTTCCTTTATCCAAACTAAATTGTTGAAAACTTACACGACCACTAATAGTTCCATCACTTAATAATTGTAAACCTTGAGGTATTTTACTTCCACTTTCTAAAGAATAATACAGAGTTCTTTGGCTTTCAGCAGTAGCATTTATTACAAGTTGGCTGATATCTCCTGTGTATATAATCCCAAGATCACTGTCAGTATTCCAAGTTACTCCAAGACTTAATGCACCTAAAATTGTTATTGAAAAAATACGATAATCACTCGTAATATTTTGATCAATTACACTAAAACATTGAACAGCAAATGTATAAGTTTGACTTATATAAGATTGTGGTTCAATGTAACCAGTTAACCAACCAGTTGTTGAATCCAAAGTTAAACCAGGTGGTAATTCATATGTGCTTTGATCCCAAGGAACACTATCCCACGGTGCTGTATCTTCATCCCATCCTGTTCCTCCAGTTGCTACAAGTGAATAACCAACGTTTATATTATCATAATCAACACCATCAAATTTAAATGCAAAAAAGTTACCACTTGTAAAGGTTTCATAATCACCAAGTGATGTAGTTAACAATATTGGTCTGCGATCATTTGTTAAATCACTTGTAAAATCAGTATCATCATCAATAATTATTGTGCTATCAGCAGTAACTGTATTGTGATTGTATACTGTAATTGTATAATTTCTTATATCAAAACTTTTACCGTCACTAACCTGTATAGTAAAATAATAATTAATTTTACCTAAACCTGTATAATTTTGACCAGGAGATAACAATAAATCGGTTTGATCAAATGGTTGGTAATCCCATGATGCACTATCATTATCCCAACCATTTGGTGGTATATAATTAGGAATAAGTGGACCACTTATAACTCCGCTACTACTCAATTCCGTTCCAAGTGGTAGAATACCATTTATAAGAGTATATGTAAGTATATCGTTGTTTTCATCCACTGCACTTAAAGGAATGCTTATAATGATACCATCAACAAATTCACCTAATGGTTGATAATTACTTGTTAATAAAGTTGGTGGATAGTTACCTGTAACTGTAATACTAAAACTACGGTCAGTAATTTTACCACTACTACTATAAGCACGAATAGTAAACTCGCTTGTGCGGTCTTGTGTAACGGCTTGCGGCACACCATCAATACTATAAGTTGATTTTGGGTTACCAGTTACCTGACCACTGCTATCAATTTGTATACCTGCTGGTAATTTACCTGCAATTAATTCATAATTTACATCCAAGCCATCAGGTTGACCAGTTGGGTCAACTGCTTGTAATCCAATTTCAAAAAATTGTTGTGCTTGAATTTTACCAAGATTACCTTTTGGTGTTATCCATACTGGATAATCTGTGCCATAACCAGTTGCTGGTTCTTCTGTCAACAAATCTACTTCATTATAAAAGCTTTCACCAATTACATATGGATAAACAGGATTTCCGCTGCCATCAACAGTACAAAAGTAAGCATAAGTCCCACTTGGATAATCTGGTGTTACACAATAACGTCCATTATGAATGTCTAAATCACCGCTTCCGTCATATTCGTAATCTTCAATAAACATACCCATAGGATAGGTTGTTAGGTCATATGCTGTTGTTGCCGCTCGATATGAACTGGATCGCAAAACATAACTTGTAGCTAAATTTTGAACACCACTGCTATTATCAAGAGGGTCTACATAACCACTTGGTCCATAAATTGGAAATCCATCTAAACTAAAACCAAGAATTTTACTATGACCATCAGGATGAAATAAATCTCCATCAATGTATGGTATTATATCAGCATCAGCTAAACCCTTTACAGTAGAACTGTATGGTCTGCCACCCAATCCACTCAACCAAATTGGTGCAAAACTGTAATCATTGTAAAAATATCTGCCTGTTGTAGTGGCACGACCACCTGCATAATCCTGTTTATACCAATGTTGTCCATCAGCAATTTCATCTTGTGCAATACCATTAGCATAACTTTGGTCAAAATGAAAACCAGTTGGTGTTGTAAACCCAAAGGGTGGAGATGTATTAATACTTGGTGGATAAATTGCAACACCATTCATCCAAAAACCAAGCAATCCATAATTGACTGCTTGTGAATTTTCAGTTACAACTTTCCCACCACGCCATACCCATTGACGATTAAAATATTGTGCAAGAGCAACGGTTGATGCATAAATGCTACCATAACCGTGATAAGGTATACCAGTTGCAGTTAAATTAATAGTATCTTGGAAGTCTGCAGGATGCACCTCAACATTTTCTGCAAATGTCCAGTTGCTACTTACATTTATAAGTCGTCCAAGTTGCAGGTTGGTTGCAAAACCATTATAATCAGGCATTAATTAACTGCTCCACAACAATATTTATGGATTATTGAACTCTTATCCAGCGTGGTCCGCCAGGTAAATCTTGTGGAATAGGATTACCATTATAAGGTGCAAATTTTACATAATGCCAAGCATAAGGTGTTGAAGCAGTTATACTACTGACATTGCCTTGAACTGTGCTATCATTTGCTATCAATCGTAAACTTGAAATAGTAATGTTGCTACCAATTGTTATTCTTGTGCCATCACTTATATTTGCATTAGCTGGTAGATAAACATTAGCTGTGCCAACTGTTCCGCCTGCAGTATAATCAAGAATAAGTGTAGATGTATTGCCATATAATGTAATTGTGTTAGCTGTAGAATTTGCAAGATTTGCAAATGAATAACCATTAATTGCAACATAACCTAAAACATAACTATTACTTGCTACACCGTTTGCACTTATTGCATTTGCATTGTAATATTGTGGTAGATATGCTGCAACTTGTGTATTGCTGTAAAGTCCAGTTAAATATTGCGAACTACCAACAAAGTATGTTGCATTTACATTAGATGTAGCATTAATGTTACCTACATTTAAGTTACCACTATAAGTTGGTAGATATGCGGCTGTTGTAGCATTGCTATACAATCCTGTAAGCAGACTACCATTACCAATGAAATATGTGCCACCAACGTTACCAGTTGCTACGAGATTGCCAGCAGTTAAATTACCAGTATATGTTGGTAGATATGTTCCAATATAAGCACCAGCTTGTGTATTACCATACATGCCAGTTAATGCGGCACCACTTCCAAGGAAATATGCGGCACTGATATTTGCAGTAGCGGCTACACCACTTATTGCGGCATTACCATATGTTAAGTTACCAAGCAAGTTAGCTGCCAAAGATGTATTACTATACAATCCTGTCAGTAAACTACCACTACCATAGAAATATGAAGCAGTTACATTACTTGTGGTAGTAATATTTCCAACGTTTATATTTCCTGTAACAGACATATTAGTAACACTTATATTGCCGCTAAATGTTCCATAATTTGCACTACTATTGCCTGTAGTTGTAATATTACCTGTTGTAATAATATTACCAGCACTATAGATATTACCACCAATGCCCATACCACCAGTTATAACAATAGCACCAGTGATTGTGTTATCTGCTTGTGTTGTATCATTTAACCAGAGTGTAGTTGCATTAGAAACAACCACATCACCATTACCATCAGGATCAATGTTAAGATTTGCATTAGTTGTGCTTGGTGTTGTTATATAACTTGTTACACTTAATACTAAATTAGAACCTGCACGAACTGCAACATTACCAGTAACATTGACATTACTTGATAATAAATTACCGCCATAAATTGTAAGATAAGCTGCAACATTTGCGTTACCATAAGCACTTGGTGTAATACCGCTCAGTCCACTTAAGTAATAACCGTTTCCTAAAACATAACCACTACTTGTTAAATTACCATTTGCAAAAATGTTAGAATTACTATTAAGAATTTGAATGTTGGCAATACCAATATTTGCACTAATTAAATCACCTATAGTAACAACATTTGGTAAATTATTACCACTAAAATTTTGTGCATTTACTGCTATGCCAGCAGTTGTTGCATATGTTGCAGTTGCAGCAATAGTTGCACTACTTGCTGTTCCGCTTAAATTACCAATAATAGGATAAGTTGTATTTGTTGTAATTTGACCATTGAATGTAGCATTATTAGCATACATTGTTGTAAAGTTTGTAGCATTTGCCACAATAGCGGCATTATTTGCAACTACAACATTTCCTGTGCCAGGTGCAAGAGTTAGGTTGGCACCAGGAGTATATGTTTGGTATACGTCACTTGAATTAAGGTTGCCAAAAAGTTGAGCAAAATTATTTTTTGTTTTAAGTAATGCTGTTCGTAGCGGGTCACCAGTGCCATCATTTGGAAAAGCACCAACGTTAATTACCTCTTGTACCATCTAAAACTCCTGCCAATTATTTAGCAGGTTTACTTTTAAGAGAAACTAACGCTTGTTCCGCAACCACAGCCACCACTGGTATTTGGGTTTTCTACAACCAGTGAACTACTGATAAAATCAGTTTTATAATCAATAACACACCCAACTACATAAACATGTGCTGTGCAATCTACGACGAATTTTTGGTCATCACCTAAATCAATTATGTAATCTCGTTCAGGTTCACCTTTTTCATCATATTCAGATTTGTCAACAGGTAACCAAAAATATTCAAAACCTGCACAACCACCGCCCTGTAACCCAAATACAAGATGTGATTTTTTCATTTTTGTAAGAGTATTTTTTATATGATTTTTTGCGTCATCAGTTAAATTGCAAATATCCATTTTATCTGTACCTATAAACTATACGTCCTCGTGTTAAATCATAGGGACTTACTTCTACGCTAACACGGTCTTCTTCTGTTATTTTTATTTTATTCTTACGAATATTACCACTTGTATAAGCAAGGATTTGGTGACCATCAATATCTACTCTAAAATTACCGTTTGGTAGAACATCGGTTACCACACCATCCATTGAAACTAATTCTTCTTTTGCCATAGGTTACTTATATTTAACGCTTAAACTATCACCAGTGTCAGGATCAGTAAGCACAAATGCATCTGGATCAGTGGGTGATGCTGGCATTACATAACCACCACTATAAACATTATCGTAAGCATATGATGTTGTGCTTCCTATTGCACTTGTTGCACCTAACGAACCAGTGTAACCCATTCCACCAGTTGTGTTTGTAGTCCAGTAAGTGCTTGGAGTTCCCATACCTGTTGACTCCTTTACTTTCATATATTGCAATTCTGTTTTTATGTTTTGTAATTCTATAAACATTCTTGTAAGTGGACCAGTTACAATACTGTCTTCCTCTGCAACAGTGCTTAACACAATTGCTTGACGTAGTGCATCTAATGCTGTATCGCTTTTACTCATCAATAGTCTATCTAAATTACGTAGAAGTTCTAAATCATCATTTACCATCATCAAGCAAATCCTTTCTACGATAAAGCATTGTTAGACCAGGTGCCCAATAAAGGTTTTCAGCAATATGCCACGGATCATTATTTTGTAAGAAATGATTAATACCAAAAACCATACCAATTGGTGTTCCACCATTACCAAGTTGAACATTTGGTGCAGCTTGATGTGCAAATGTATAAGTGTCAGCAATAACAATATATCTGTTTACAAACTGTGCAAACTTTTGACAAATTGTATTAATATAATTTCCTTCACTAAATCCATTAACATAAAGCAAGTCTGTATCAGAAATTGTTTCTTGTTCTAATACTTGTAAATTATAAAATACAAGTTGAATACCATTTTCACTTGCAATATTTTGGTAATCAGCTAAATCAATTTGGTTATGGTCATAAATTACAATTGTTTTAGGTTTGGTGCTTAATGCACAAAGTGTGCTTAATCCATTACCAAACCCAATTATTGTAATTGTTTCTACTCTTTTACACCATTCAATAAATGGTATCATCTGTGCGTTTGCACTTATATTCTCTGCGATGTTTTCATATATTTCTTGCATAATATTAATTATTACCTTGTTCCAATGCCTTACAAATTTCTAACAATGCTTGATATTCGTCATATGCTTGTGCCACTGCGGGATATTTCTCACGCACCAGTGACTCATAATAAGCATTTTCTATTATTTTTTCAACAGTATTTTTGGGTGTCCAAATTTCTTCACGTGTATTGTTTGGACCAACATTTACACGAAATAGATAATCTTTTTCATTTATAGTATTAGCACCAAATTTTCGGCGTGTTACTGTTTTGCCGCCATCTGGACTTTCATATATCCAATCACTCATTAATGTTTCGTGCTACTTTCTCTGTCATCATGTGCAATAATGGCTAATGCTTCACCATCATCATTTACATCTACAGTTTCCCATTGTGGTTTTTTATTGTAAATGCATTCTACTGTATTTTTTTCTTGTAGTGGGCTTACTGTTACTACATCAACATCACTACTTTTACTCAAAAATACAGTATGGAAAATTAAATCTTCAAGTTCCATTTCACCATCAATCATAAATTCAAAAAGTTCACTGCGAATTTGATTTTCGGCTGTGTCAATATCATCTGGCTTTTCTGTTCCAAACCAAACAATCTTGATATCTTGCGGTTTGAATTTCTTTTTAGCCACGGCGTGACCTCGTTCCAACGGTTGCCATATCTGTTTCAGGACTTGCATATTGATACCCACCTTTGTTAAACAGCGGCATACACCGACTTGCTTTGTTAAGAATTTCACGCTGAACTTCTGGTTTTTCTTTGTGCAAATTGGTCATGATACCTTTCGCATAACCATTGCCAACGCTATTGCTAAGTTGAACACTATCACGATCCACAGTATAATCTGGTAAATCCACACGATATTCTCCTACCTCACGCTTTTTAGCAGTGATTTGAGACGGATGCAACCCACGCTTCATTAACCACTTGTCATGTTCTGTCAATTTTTTGACAGTTTTAGACTTGGACTTGGTGGTTCGTGTGCTTGTAAAATAGGCAGGTAAAAGGTGCATAGTCATAGGATAACCCCACAAATCACGATTATCAGGTATAATAGCACAATTTATACTGCTTGTCAAGTCAATTTTATCCCGTATTTTTCTTCAATTTTACGGTTTTCTTCGGCACGTTCCGCATCACGAATAAGACTATCAACTAATCTCTGTTCTTCACGGCGTTCAAATTCTACCCTATCTTTGGCATATTGGTAAATTGCCATAAGTGCTGAAACAATTCCTATAAGTCCTAAAAGTGGAACAGGTGAACCAAATAGATAGAAACTTAATTCTATCAATCCTATTAAAGTAGCAATACCAATTGATAAAATACCAATAAAAACACCAATATATTTTAGTGTTTTATTAAGAACCCTTGTGTCTACCAAGTTCTGCATCTTCTGCCTCTAACTGTGCAATGCCATCACGAATATTCAACCGCTGTTTTTTAAGGTCAGCGATCATCTTTTCTTCCTGAATATCAGGAAGTTTGTGCTTACGTTCCAGTTCATCGATCTGTTCGTCAAGCATTTTATGCATCATTTTTAAGTGATCAATTCTTTTCATATACCTAATATAACATAGGTTTTAAGATTGTCAAGAATTTATTTCAATTATTTTTTTATTATTTTACTATTTGAGAAAATATAAAATGACAACTAATTCGGTTTTCATCTTTTCCTATATCACCAATCATTTCGTGCCATTGGTCATAATCATTTATTTGTAAGTAACCTGTATTAATTTCAAATGGAAAAAAATATTTTGGTTTAGTTTTTTCACGATCATAGTAAAATTTAGTTCCTAAATCGTTGTCGCTTTCACTTAGGTAAACTTGCATACTTACTGGAATATTAAAATAACCTTTTTGTTTTACTTCCTCTGGATCAAAATCACGATGAATTGGGCTTTTATATCCATACATATCTCGCCACAAACTTACAATAGTTCTATCAATAAATTCAAAATTTATTTGTAATTTTTCTTCTAATTCTTTTGCAATATTAAAACTATGTGTTTTTAAAAATTTTAATGGTGCACAACTGTTTATATCTAATAATTTGCGTGGAAGTTCTTCTTGTTTAAGTTGAACATTCCACGCATAATCATTCCAATTAGCAGTTTTACAAAATTCTATAATTTCCTGTGGAAATACATCTGTTACACGATACAGATTATTTGCTACAGGTATTATTTTCATTGGTCGTCTTCTGGTTTCCAACCTTTGCAAGTTGACTTTTTATTATCTGCAACTGATTTGAAGTCAACTGCCCATAGTGCTGGTTTTGCTTTTTTATCTGCACCTTGTGGAACAGGTATCACAAGTCCTGTAGCTGCTTCTAATTCAGCAACACTTACTTGCACTTTAGTTAAGTCATTTCCTTGATTTTCTGCTTGCGGAAATAAAAAGGCAAAAACTTCATTAGTTTGTGTATCTATAACAACTTTCCAAAGTTTATTTGGAACTACAACTTTATTGTTACCAATAGTTTTATCTTTACCAACTGTATAAACATTACCAGCGTAGATTACAAGTGTATGTTTACGACTGAAAGTCCATGCTCCCGTTGAAGTTTCAAGCAGTTTCCAAATACCACGATTAAGACCTGGTAATTGTGGACTCATGTTACTCATAAGAAATGATTCATATTCAACTTGTTGATCCCAACTTTGATGAGCATCATTTGCAATATGACCTTGGTCATATCCACTGCCAGCATAATCACTTGGTGTGCTACGCTGATTTTGTGGCAATGCTGCATCTGCAACAAATGCATTAGTGCGCTTTAC